GATACTCCTCAGAGCCCGAATATCATCCTTTACAGGGATGATGCTGGGAACTCCAAGAGGATAGCCAGACTTCTTGTTAGTGCAGAAGTGGGCGATATCGTCCAGGGCAAAGATTCTTTCTTCACCGTCAATCTCCTGCTTCCAACGGACAACGTTCCCTTTTGAATCAACTTGGGGAACCATTGTCTCAGGCGGAAGGGAGAAATAGCCAGCCACCGGCTTGACGGTCCTTTTGCCAACTGTACGGGTTCTGCCCCCAGAAGCCTCTGCCTTCCGGACTTTCACCCAGTAAGCGTTAGAGTGAACAAGAAGATCCCGGCAGGTCTGATATAGAAGCGCTTCAAACGGGAGCCCCGACACCCTCTCGATCTGCCTGACGCGGGCCCTGACATATTCAACTCTCTCATCATTGGACCCGACAAACTCAAATCCCTCTCTAAGAAAGAGGTTGAGCTTTGCCCTCGTGGCTCTAGCAAAGTAAGACTCTATATCGAAGATGACTTCGACTTCGTAATGGTCATACTGTGGGTATACCCACTCCCTACGCTGTCCTGTCGGTACGAAGTAACTAAGGCCTCTAGCCTTTACTCTTCTCTCGATAGCCGGAATTTTAGAGACACCAGGCAATCGCCTCTGATCGGATACTCGCGGAGTCTCTTGAACCTGAAGGATAGAAGGTAGAGCCGCGATAGTCTGAACGCGCTCCCTCCGGCTTATCCCAAAAAAGTCCAGGAACCTATCGAAGAACCCCATACTTAGCCCTCTTGCTCCAGCTGCCGGATCCAGAGCTGGACCTGGTCAGCTTCCTCCTTAGTGACTCTACCCAAACAGGAGGATATCGGCCTTCGGACAACGATATTAGACAGCTCCTCAGTCTCCGCGTCGGGTCCTTCGTCAGCTGGCTTCATACCATCCGGGTCGTCGAGAGCCGGGTTCCTCCTGACGATAATAGTATCATCTATAAGGACGACCTCCAAAGATTCCGAGGGGTGCCGATAGGTATCGACAAGAATACGTATCTCAGCCTCTGTCATCGACTCGCTATCAGGGCCACAAGAGAAATCGCCGCTTTCGGCGGCCTCAACGATAGCCTTGATAATAGCGATGTACTTCAGCAAATCCATCTTTCCGCGGCCAAATGAAACCCTGTTATTGAAGTAGTCGAGACCTCGATCTACCAGATCCTGAAGAATTCCAAGGATATAGTCCTTCTTATCCTTCAGGTACTGGAAGCCCTGACGCATAAATCCCTGGAAGTGCTCTAGCGTAGTATGATCGCTAATCTGCCCGAGACGAGTAGTAACGGTATCCAAAGCAGCCGCACTCGATGCGTCGCTAGCGCGACTCTCTCTCTCCCTTGTCTCTCTGGCTTCTCGGCTGGCTCTCTCGGCCATTTCCTCTGCTCCACCTTCATAAGCCGCTGCCAGACGAGCAGACTCTGACTCTGCGCTTTCTCTTCGGGCTCTTTCTGCCTCTAGTCGAGCAGGAGGAGTAACCGCTCTCTGAAGAGCTTGCCTAGCTTCGGGAAGACGTCCGATCTCTCTTTGGATGTAGTCGATTATGCATCGAATTGGCCCGAGAGCAAGGTCATCGATGATATCCAGATTGGCCATCATCTCGTTGAAGATAGGAGCAAGGATAGACATTAGAAGACTATCAAAGATTCCAAGGTCAGCACCAACCTCTAGCTCCATGCGACTAAGAAGCATCCCGAGCAGAAAGAGAATCTTCATAAGGTCTGCGGGGCACTGAAACTTTAGCGCATCGCCCAAATCGCAGAATGGGGCAACCACGTCCACATCCTCGAGCAGGTTCTCTAAATCTCCGAGCTTTGCCGACAGGTCATTTAGCATATCCTCCCAGCCTTCTCCAAGTTCACTGAAGAAGTCAGCATCCATCTCAGTCAATGAACGGAAGTCGCAAGGAATACACTCGGACACCCACTCCGCAACCTTCTCCATCATCGCGTCATCGTCATCACCATCCTCCTCTGTCTCAAGGCTAGCGCCAACAAGAGTTTCTGGCGTGGTAACGGGAGTTATCCCAGGGATAGGAGAGAAGCTGGTTGTGTCCTCTTCGTCTGGCAAAGGGACCGAATCAATCGAAGTGATTACGGATTGAGGCAAAGCCCTAAAACTTCCGAGATCACGAGCGAAGCCGACAAAGATGCTATCGGCATCTCGGCTCTTTATCATCGCCTTTTCGAAAGTTTCGACGATCAACTCAAGATCTGAGTCAATCAGAGGGTTTTCTTCTCGCAGTCCCATTGCTTTCCTTAAGCAACACCTGACCCAGTTTCACCCGAGGCGACAACACGGGCCTGACCACCCTCAGCATATCCCTGATATATGACCGCCTTCGTCTGGGCCAAAGTGTCAGAGCCACCCCTGATAACATGAGCAACAGGCCCGCCACTTGATGGAGCCGTCATATTGCCTTCCTGATGGACTAGACCACAATCGGTCTTGCCCATAAAGTCCCTCAGTATATAGGGATAGTGCTTGTAATAGCTCTGCTCTACATCCCAGCTCTGGTACCTCGCGCGATCGTAAGTATTGATGATCCCAATCATTCCTCCAGCAAGAGCAAAAACTACAGCCGCAAGTAGCAAGAGCGAAGAGGTTGCTAGACTCATCGTAATTGGTTGTGCTACCAAAAGCATAATTAGGGCTGTCATTTAGATTTCAATGCCTTTCGGTCCTCTTCGGCCAATTGTTCCCGATACCCAAGAGCACGCTTGTAATGATCGTACGTAATAGTTGTTGTTCTCTCTCCAAAGATTCTTACCATAGCCTGAAATAGAGGAGATCCCTTCTCGTCTGTTGTCGTAATACTAAATCTACCGCACCGGCCATCCACTTCCTGTGACAGCCTGTCGATCTTATCCAGGACCTTCTGTGCCAAACTCCTGGTGGCCTTCAATTTCTTTGAATTGGGGTCCGGCTGGTCGGCAGGAGGGGGAGGAATAGGAAGAAACTCCTGATCTGGCTCAGGCTGGTGAATGTCCTCGAAGCCTTTGATCTTGCTCTTGTCCGAAGGCTTCAGTCTATAGGAAGGAGTATCAGACATAGGTTACACCGAGTAAGCCGTGTAGGAGAGCCTTAGAGTATTGTTCTCTTTGTTATCCGCAGGAGCTCCGGCAGGGCATTCAACCCTGTACCAAAAGGGAAGGTAAGAGTTCGTGTCGGCATTCCCAGCAGAACCAAAGTCACTGAAAGCAATCGAATTAGCGTAGTCAATCGCATCCCACTCGGCCTCTGTAGGCTGGGTATCACCATAGGAAAGCTTTACCCCATGACCCGTAGCTACTCCGGTAACATCACTCGGGCTCGTCTTGCCAATAGGGATCATCGTCACGCTAGTATAGTACTCAGACGAGTCATCGTTACGAACGGCAAGCTTCGTCTCAACAACCTCTCCCAATACTCCGTCATGAGTCGTAATTATCGGAAGCCTATCATCGTCAGCTCCATCAACCTTATATATAGAGTAAACCCCTGCTGACACTTGCCTATAGATATCAAGACCCATTTAGCTACCTCCCAAACTTGGGCGATCTACGAGAGATACGACGACTTGGGCTCCGCCTCTCTACCTCCGCTTCCGAAGGTTCTGTCCCCCAATAACGTACCACACCTTGTCGTCTGCGTGGGCCAGGCGATACCCAACCCCGACCTGAAGGTGTTGGCCCAAAACCTGCTGCTGCTGGAAGAATAACCCTTGGCGGAGGCGGCTCTGGCATACCGGTCCTTGGTACAAACGCAATTGGAGAACCCAAAGGCGTAATTCCCTCATTATAGAAAGAAGTAAACTCAAGCCGGAGGGCCACAAGAGCAAGGTTCATAGCGTCGAGTCTATGATCACCCCACTTTGACTCCTTGATCCCATAGACCGGAACTCCCGAGTTCCTTCTGAGAACAACGTAATTGTTCAGCTGTCTGGTAATCATCAGGTCAGAGCGAGGATACTTGATCTCCCCAAGCTCAAACTTCCTAACTGAGTGCTCCACCATAAATGGCTTAGATGGGGTCTTTCTGGAGATTCCGTTATGCTCGCGAACCTCAAGCTTAGATCCGAAATCATAGGACTTCACAATGTTCATCAGCCGGGCGTCAATGATATTCTTCTTGACCATCTCCCGGCCGTGGTGCCGAAGCATTGCTCCACCATCACCACCACCCGCATCCACATAGATCCAGGCAGGCTTCCACATTCTATTTAGCTCTACGACTCGTCCTATCCCGCTCGGGGTTGTAAAGTCCTTCTTAGAAATGTTCTCTGCCCAGACCACATAGGTAATGTGTGGAGAGATTCTCATCGTTGCGACAATAACGATCTCAGTACCGTGCTCTTTGTTCCAGTCCACTCCCATCGTATAGACAAAGTTAGGATTGACTCTCCTATCCCCATACTCATACTTATCCTGAGCAAACTTGACCAAGTCCTCTCGGTACACTCCTACGCCGGCAGGAGAGAACTTAGCCATTACCTCTGTGTCCCACTCCTCCTGACCAGAAACGTCCCGACGGACCTGTTCTTCCTGTTCGGCCCAATCCGGCCGTTCGGTAGCAGGGACATAGAACTCTGAGAAGTCCGGGCGCTGGAGGCAGGTTGTCTCGAAGTAATCACCGGTGATACCAGAAGGCGTCGAGGAGATAATGAACCTGGTGGTTCCCCGCGTATAGAGAATCGGGGCGATGACCTGTTTTACAACAGCCTTGGAGACGTAAGCTCCCTCATCCAAGACAACCAGATCGGCATCCTGTCCACGAGCGGAGAGACCTTTATTACCACTGCTATCGCCAGAAGCATAGCCAGCAACCTGATTCCCGCCACCAATATCAGCACCATCCGTAATTAGGGTAATCAGCTGAGGAGAACCTCTCTTCTTTCTCTCGATGCATCCGGCCAGCTGAGGAGATAGAGAGATAAAGGCTCTCATCCTATCAAAGATATTGTCGATATGGGTCTTCTGTGGAGCCAGAAGAAGAACCTTGAGATTCTTCCTAATCTTTTTTCCGTCTTTGAGCTGTCCGCCACAAGAGGTAAAGATGTACCAAAGGATCTCGACGGCCAGGATCGTAGTCTTCCCCGTTCTCCGCCCAAACCGATACACTTTCCTAGGCGAGCAACAGAGAAGAGGGCCCCTCTGATGAGGCCAGGCCCTCCAAGGGCGACCACTATCAGGATCACGAAGATTTGCCTCGGCCCATAGAAGGGCGGATTTCAAATTGTTTAGATCGGACCAATCCGCCGGGGAAAGGAGCTTCTTTATCTTCTCAGGATAGAACTCCTCCGAAGGAGGAATGAAAGGACACCCCACGGCAAACCCATCCTTGTGGTGCCGCCCAGTATCGTCCGTAAACCCATCATACTTAGCGTGAGCCGAGGCAATGCACTTCTCACACGCAGTGTGGAGTTTCTCGGGTATATCCTCCCGTCCAGTGAAGACCGAAGTTACAGTTTCTCCAAATGTATCGCTCATCTTAGATGCATCATACCAGCTTCCCGGCCTAGTAGAGACCTCGCGTTGATCCCGCTCCTGCTCATTTGCTGAAGGCCCCGCTGGCGCATAGTCGCCGCAAGACGAGTCTGGTTACCAGCAGAAATACCGCCGCCTAGCTCAAGTCTCCTGCTCTTCCTGCCAAGATCCCTGAAGTACTTATAGCCCGAATGAGCTAGCCGGAATGGCGTCTCAGCCATATCCGCGACCTTGTTCACAGTGGCCGAGCCAATGGCACCAAGCGCTATACCCAGTCCAAGGCCTACGACGGTTCCTACCGGTCCCGCAGCGCTACCCAATGTACCTAGAAGAGTTCCGCCAACCCAGCTTCCTAAGGCCATTCCTGCCCCGGCGCCAGCTGCCCAAGCTATCTCCTCCCCAACAATTCTGACACCCTTATTAGCTCCGCCCAAAACTCCTCGTCCACCGGTCTCTGTCTTAAGACGATGAGCAAGGATAAGAGGGCCCATCCACTTTGTAGCCTGACCGAGAACGGCTCCTCCTGCCTTCCTTAGCCCAGAAGGCAAAGCTCCCTTCACCGCGGCCCACATTCCGGTCCCTCCGCCTAGACCCTTTGCCGCCTCTTTCATGAACGCTTTCTGCTTACCGCCAACTATATCAATAGGAAGGATAGCACTCAGTGCGCCTCTGCCTGTTGCCTCTAGGAGACCCGTTCTGGTTGCTTTTACATACTTACCCCAACTGGAGAAACCTTCGGGGACATCCATCCCCATAGCCTCAAAACCACGTGTCCGACCCAAAAATCTGTCTAGAACATCCTGCGGTTGGCCGGTTTGCCGAACCGCACGGTGATACCTCTGTCTCCACTTGTCAGCAAAGCCAAGTTCCGGCATCCTCATAACCTCGGCCATGGAGTCTAGGACAGCCTGATCACCACTCATCTATAGCTCCTCTCACCCATCGTTCTAGTATCCCCTCAGCGTGCCGTTACCCATGCCGGAGAAAACTGCGCCGTGGTGACTTCTCTTTTCCCCTCCAAAAGTTGAGCCAACAACTTTTCCGCCAACACCCACCGCTAGCCCCATCCCTGCTCCTGCAAGACCTACAGCAGCAGTACGCATACCTCGTCCAAAAACCATCGCGCTAAGAGGGAGGGAAGAGGGCGGCTGATAAGTAAAGGTCTTCGGGGCAGGCTTCGAGCTCGCCATTCTCGGGCTCCATGCTCCAGGGCTCTTGGGCTGAGCCTGAGGTACACCTGGGATACTCACGGTTTGTCCAGCCTTAGGTTGGGGGACAGCAGCCAACGGTTCTCTAACTCTTCCTCTCCCTACCGAACCACCTTGGCGCCCAGAGAAAAGCTTGGCTGCTTTCGGATACTTCTTGCCTAAGACGTCAGAAGTCTTCTGAAGAGCCGTACCCTTCTTGATATTCCAACCCTTGCGCCCACCTCCAAAATAACCAAGGCCTGCACCAGCAACGGCACCCCAACCAGATCCGCCAGAGCCTACGAAGCCTCCGACAGCGCCTGCTGTAGTCAGTGTGGCAGTGGGATGTCTCATCGCGAAGGATGCTGCTTTGCCAAGATAACTTAGGGCTGAAGGACCAATTGCCATAGTAACCTCTGTACTACATTAGACAGTAAACCTCAAGAGACTGCAACAAATCTAAGTCTTGGTTATTGCGTAAAGGACCCGCCTAGCGGGAGGTCTACGGTTGCCGGTGTTACCGACTGGCTCATAGACCTATGATTCCTGCTCTGTGGATTCCTCCAGCGCATAGCAAGCGTCTTCTGGGCCGACTCATGAAGAGCCTCAACCTTGTTGATTCCAGCAAGCTGAGCTTCGGCTAGGTTCTTCCTATGAACCGAATTTTCCATCTTTAGTGTTCTTGCTTTAGAGGCTGATACTTGCACCGGCGGGACAGCTATCTGTTGCAAACCCGAATCCAAACCAAGACTAGTAACACCCTTCACATTACCCATAGAGGGATTAGACGCAAGCTTTGGCGTTGCGATCGGATCGAGGGGACCAAGCCAAGCTTCTGTTGCGTTCCTCATCTCCTGTGAAGAACCAATAATCTCCTCAAGCTTACCCAGATACTCTACCTCCCTTGGACTTATGTCTGCCTGATTGATGCCGACCCGAACATCAAATGCTCCGCCTGGAGCATCCGAAAGTAGACGAAGTTCCTTCATCGTTCCGCCCCGGGCAATTACATCGACGGCCATAAGGTCCTGTTGCTTTTGTATCTGAAACATACCTTCAGAGAAAGGGGTATCCTTAGCTGCGGCCTGAAGACCACCTCGACCAGGCATCGGATCAAGCAAAACCACGCGATCTTTGTAGTCTATAAGGACATTGGAATGGGTGATATCTGTATGCACGAGACCCTTAGTGTGTAGCTCTGTGGCTGCATCACGAAGAATCTGCACATGCTTCTCGCTTGCTACCCCACCAGAAGTCGAAAGCCGCTTTCCAAGAGTCTCTGCCCCTGGGATATACTCCATATACATAACGGGAAGTTCTTCACCAGCCGACCCTACAGGCCCCATAATTGCTCGGCCCTTACCATATGGAGTAGGCGAAATAGAGTCTTGTAGAGCCGCAAGACCTAACATCTCCTCATCCCTATGTATCTCGCCTAGCTCCGCATGTTTATAGCCCTTCTTGGCATACTTAAATCCAGGCATCGGACCTACGAAATCTTCACTATGGCCAAGTATTCGCCGGGGTAGCTCTGTCTCCATAAGCTCGACCTTCCCGACGCCTCCCGCTCCGATATCTTCTACATACTTCCCTCTCCCAAGAGCAGACTGAAACTCTTCGGTCGCAAGCATCTTCTTGAATTGGCGTCGTTCGCGAGCAAGCTGTTTCGCCGTCTTTACCCCTGCCTTACCGGCACGCGCGCCCTTGCGGAAGAAAAGGTTCACTAGATCTCTAGCCGCATCCCAACCGGTACCAAAGCCTGTAAAGCCCTCCCTGCGAGCACCTGCAACTCCAACATTCTTGAATCCCTCCAGGACTCTAGGATGACCGCGGCGGTAAAGCGCCGACGACGGATGAGCCTCGGCAAAGTCGTTTAGCGCCCTGTCCGCGATATTGGGACGGGAGGCAGGACCAGACGAAAGCCTTCTGGCGGCACTAGCAGGCAGCCTCCATCCATCCCCTAGAGGAATTGACGAGACTTGACTAGAGGTTCCATACCTCAAGGGTCCTACTCCTGCGCCTCCTGCATCTGGAGTAAGGACCTGACTTACCTCAGGCATCGGACTAGAAACGGGAGATCCAAAGGAAAGTGCACTCTTCCAGGTAGATAGGTCTGCCGCCGAAACAGCTGGGGGGCCGGCCACTAGTTGTCCTACACTCCGAATGGGGGCTCCTGAGAGACCGCCCGACCTACGGAGAAACCTCGCCACCTCGCCTGGGTTATACCCAGAACCGAAGTCAGTCATTTGCTTCCTCATAACGGAAGCTTCGCCGCTCTCTCCTAGGCCTGGTAGAGGACCAGAGTGCTGTTTAGAAAGAGAGCCGCCGATCATACGACCAACAGCATAAGAGCCAGCTATAACTCCTAGTCTCCCCCAGCCCTGCATGTTTCTAGTGAGGAAGTAAGCCCCAGCAGAAGCCGCTGCTCCCCAGAAAGGACCCGCCTTCTCTCTAGAAGCCAAAATGTCAGCGCCAATTAGAGCGCCGGCGGCATAAGGGGCAACCTTAGCTAAAGCCCCTAGTCTAAACTTCCCCTTAACACTCTTTACCGCACTAGATACGTGATCATCTAAAGCTGCGGGAAGCTTCATCTCAGCCTTGCCTAGCGTCGATTTATCCGCTACCTCGGTCAATAGCTTTTTGGCAGCACGGTCATCAGCCGGTGGAGACAAAGGCGGAGAAGGCGGTTGGGGTCGCCGGGGAAGTTTTTCATAAGCATCGCCGACTACCGCAGAAAGTTCCTCTTTTGCCGCTAGACGCTTGGCTCGAGCCTTCTCCTCCAATCCCCTACGAATGGTCTGGTCAGTCTGTCGAGGCGGAGGACGAGCTCCAGTAGCCTCCCGACGAGCAAGTTCCATGTATGGTTTCCACTCAAGCCTAGAGGCCGAAGGGTCAAGAAGCTGATCAACCTTTCTAGCGACGGGTCTCTCTGGCGCCCTAGTTGCAGTAGGGCCCTCCTCAACGACTGCCACCAACCTAGCCCTATCTTGTTCCTCTAGAGCCTTGCGAATAGCTTCGTTGGCTTCTCGTGCAGAATAGGGTTTCAGAGGACCAGACCGATTCATAAGCTCGGCCTCTGATTTCCACATAGACCCAGGAACCGGAGTGCGGCCCCCAAGATAATTAACGTTGCGAGACTCAGGTAGAAGTCGTACGGCTTCCTTCTCGGGTGCCCCAAGTGGGGTGCGATGCGCTATGATCGACTGCTTAGACTGCGCAAACCTTTCCTCCTGACGGGTGCCTGGCTCAAACTTACGAAGTTCTCTATGTCTCTTTCTCTTCCTGATTATTGGAGGCTTGAGGGACTTAACTGAGGACGTTGAGCCCCACCCCTTAACCTTGAAAGCCCCACCCTCATCCCAAGTGAGGGACAGCTTGGCTTCCTTTGCCGACTTGACCTTCCCAGGTATAAGGGCCTCGGCATAGTCAGACCAATCCTCAGGATCGGTGCCACCCCAGTACCGCCGTGCTAAATCCTCCAAGTCCTCTATCGACGTGCCGGGAATCGGACCTGCCGTGATATCAGAAACAAGAAAAGTATCACCAAAGAAAGTCTCAGATAGAGAGGCCCTCCTAGAACTAACGTATGCTGTAGCTCGATCCCCAGCCTTTGTTCCATAGATGGCTGCTGTTCGAAGACCAGGCGTCCAGAAAGTCGAAGTTAGACGAGATGGACGGTGGGGAAACTCGGCCCTCCTTATCCGCTCAAGAAGAGTTTCGCCTTCCTTCCATTTCTCCCCATACACTCCCTGACCAAACACCCGCTCAGAGAAGACGGGTGCGTGCTCCCGAACTCTCTGGCCAGTACCACGATAGATCGTGATCTCGCCTTCGGCAAGGGGGCCGGTATCCAGAATCTCTAAGAGTTCTTCTGCAGTATAGTGTCGCTGGGGTCTTCCAGCCATAGAAGCTACTTCTCCTCCTCCATAGCTTCTACTAGACCGTCGATTCTTTCAAGTAGCTCACGCTGTTTTGCTAGGAGGTTATCGCTGTCGGTTCTCTTGAGGGCTACATCCATCCAGACCTTCCTCTTCGGAGTTGCCCCGAGAGCATCTAGAAGCTCCATCCTTTGCTTCTGAACTCTCTCCAACATCTTCCAAGCAGGATGTTCCTGGATTTGTAGTACATCTGCGCCACCTTGGGTGACGGCAATGGACTGTTCTATAAGGAGTGATCCGTCTGAGTCTCCTGCAACCCCAGCGAGGATAAGCTTTATACGATATTCGTAGATATCAAAGTCGGCGAGCTTGGAGATTTGGGATCTAAGTGTAGGACTCTCTTCAACTTTCCCCTGTAGATTGAACTCCTCAACGTAAGCCATAAAGCGCTCTCTGGCCAGGTTGAGTTCTACAATGCATTGCTTCTTTAGAGGGTAATCACCCTTACTTCCATCAGCCATATAGATAGGACATCTATTAGAGAAAGGACAGTCATCAGGCCCAGCGCAAATAAGCGGTGTGATAGAAATAAGCCCCGTGCCCGCATTCAAGACAACAGCAGCTAGCTTCTGCTTGGCCCCATCCGAAAGTTTCAGGTCAGAATAATCGTCAATAGAACCAACAGTAATGTTGGCAGGTACGACGGGAACCAAAGCTCCGTCGTCATCTTTAGTCTTGGACATACCTGTATTTTATACCAGATCTAGGAGGATTATGCTTCTTCTAGTATCTTACAACCTTAACGTC